ACCAAAGGGCGGTGACTTCCTAGTAAGTTGCCTCAACCCTGAACACGCAGATAGAAACCCTAGTATGCGTATTGATCAGCTGACTGGTATATACCAGTGCTTTTCATGCGAGTACAAAGGCAACCTCTTCACGCATTTTGGGGAAAAGGCAAACCAACTACAACTACGACGAGAACTATTAAAACGCAAAATTATAGATAAGAGGTCAGAAAGTGTTGGTTTGTCTTTTCCCAAGAATGTTATGCCGTACTCAGGCAACTGGCGTAATATTAAGCCAGAAACCTATAAAAGATTTGAAGCGTTTCAGCACGCAGACCCTGACTACATTGGACGCATTGTATTTCCAGTACGAGACATATCTGGTCGTATTACAGCGTTCAATGGTCGTCATACAACAGGCGGTACACCTAAGTATATGATCTCGCCTGCGGGTGCGAAAATGCCTCTGTTCCCTGTAGTAAAGCCTATACAGGGTGCAGTTATTCTAGTAGAAGGTATATTCGATATGATAAATTTGCACGATAAAGGACTAACCAATGCAGTATGTACATTTGGCACAAAGAACATCAATGAAGATAAACTGAGAATGCTCTCTATTCAGGGCGTAGACTCTATTGATATATTCTTTGACGGAGACGATGCAGGGCAGGAAGCCTCCAAGTATGTACAAACTATGTGCGAAAATGCAGAACTTACACATAGAAACATATGCTTAAAGGGTACAGACCCAGGAGCACTTAACGAACAAGCAGTAAAAACCCTAAAGAGAAAATTATATGCCTAAAGTTGCATTAGTAGAAACGAAGAAAAGCAAGACCAATTTCAAACGCGAGTTCGATGATGAGTTCGAGTTCGACCAATACCAACTATGTTCAGATCCTTTTCTCAAGAAAGTATTGAAGAGAGACTGTGACATTCAAATCAATACTGACGACTATGACTGGGTTATTCTAGTAGGTAGCGACGCACTTAAATACTTCACACCAATTAACTCTATTACAGAGTATTCAGGAAAGAAGGTAGAAGAGAAGTTCCTCCCTATTATTAACCCCGCCATGCTCGCATTCAAACCAGAGGCACAACGCACCTGGGACGACTCGAAGCAGAGTATTCTAGACTATATCAATGATAACAAGCAGGATACCGTTATTACAACGCATAATGCTTGGGGTATTCAAGATACAGCAGAAGCTAATGCCTTCTTCCAGGCGGCTATTGACGCTCCTTTGCCTTACATCGCACTTGACTCAGAAACTACGGGGTTGTATCCTCGTGACGGGTATATGCTCGGCTTGTCTCTTTCTTATGAACAAGATCGAGGGGCTTACATAGATACAGAGTGCTTTGACGAAGAGTCTGAGCGACTGCTACAGGAACTGTTCGATAAGAAAACAGTAGTATTTCATAACGCTAAGTTCGATATGGCGTTCTTCGAGTACCACTTTAACTTTCGATTTCCTCAGTTTGAAGACACAATGCTACTGCACTACCTGATTGATGAAAATCCAGGTACACACGGATTGAAGCAGCTAGCAATGAAGTATACAATTTATGGAGACTATGAGAAGCCAATGTACGACTGGATTGATCAGTATCGTAAAGAACATGGTATTCTTAAAAACGATTTTAACTGGGGTGATATTCCTTTTGAGATTATGAAGCTCTACGCAGGTATGGATGCTGCTGTGACCTTTTTACTCTACGAGAAGTTTGTAAAGATTAAGCAGAATAAACGCTTGTGTAAAGTCTATGACAATATTCTTATTCCTGGCTGCCGTTTCTTGACAGATATTCAAGACAATGGTGTGCCGTTCGATATAAGCCGACTGACTAAATCTCAAGCTCTAATGCAGACTGAGATCGACCAAGCCGTAGCAGATCTATATAAGAACCCTGCTATCTCCAAATTTGAGGAAATCAATGGAAAAGATTTTAATCCTAACAGTACTGTTCAACTACGTGCTTTACTTTTTGATTTCCTTGGTCTCACACCTACTGGAAAGAAGACTGGTACAGGAGCAAATTCAACAGACGCGGAAGTGCTTGGAGAGCTTGCAGAGCAGTCCGAAGTGCCTGGGCTCATACTGTCTATCCGCCAAAAGTCTAAGATTAAGAATACTTATCTGGACAAAATCATACCGCAGTTGGATAGAGATAGTAGACTGCGTACTGGCTTCAATCTGCATAGTACAACTTCTGGCCGTCTTAGCTCTAGTGGTAAACTTAATATGCAGCAGCTACCCAGGGATAACCCTATTGTAAAAGGCTGTATCAAAGCTGCTCCAGGACATAAAATTGTCGCAATGGATTTGACAACAGCAGAGGTATATGTAGCCGCAGTACTCGCTAAAGATACAGCTTTGATTGAAGTATTTAAGGCGGGAGGTAACTTCCACTCACAGATTGCTAAGAAGGTATTTAAGTTGCCTTGTGAAGCAGATCAAGTGGCAGAATTGTACAGCACACAAAGACAGGCAGCGAAGGCTGTAACCTTTGGTATTATGTATGGTGCTGGCCCGAAGAAGATCAGTGAGCAAGTTACAAAAGATTCAGGGAAGTACTTTAGCCCTCAGGAAGCTACTGAAGTTATTAACGAGTACTTTGCTGAGTTCCACAAACTAAAAAGCTGGATCGAAGATAACCAGAAGTTCATCAAACAGAATGGCTTCATTTATAGTTACTTCGGTCGCAAAAGGAGATTACCAAATGTCGCCTCTACAGATTCGGGTATCCAAAGTCATAGCATTAGGTCTGGTCTTAACTTTCTGGTGCAGTCTGCTGCTTCTGATATTAACCTCTTAGGTGCTATTGATATGGGCAGTTGGATCAAAGCTAACAAGAAGAAAGCAAGAATCTTCGCCTTAGTACACGATTCGATCCTAGCAGAAGTGCCAGATGAAGAAGTAGACGAGTACATGGTGCAGTTAGCCAAGTTCATTCAAATGGATCGAGGAATCTCTATCCCAGGCGTACCAGTTGGTTGTGACTTCGAGATTATTCACGAAGACTACTCTGGTGGTAAGTTCGAGAAGATGTATGGTTCTGACATATAAAGAGCTTGATAAAATAGAGTTTCCTGTTTATAAGATAGAATCAGGTGACTGGACTCGTGCAGACGGGTTGTTGTTCATTAACGATCAGTTAGTAGACGATACAAACCAAGATGGAGAAACTCTTGGTGTACGCAGAATGCAAACACACTTTAAGGATAAGTATCGCTTGAATAAGGCTATCGGATCTCCTAACGGCATACTTAAACAAAGGAACCCTTATTTTATTGATTCAAAGGGTGTACCTTTTGCTTATCAGAAAACTTTAATGTGTGCATTGAAATATCTAAAAATTGAGGAGGTAGTACCGAAAGGAACCGCTTCTATAATACGTGTGAAGGGGGTGAGAACGCCTTTTACCGTGCCACGGCCTCCCGCTATAGGTATGGAGTGGGCAGGTATCTTGCATCTACATGGACTTCCGTGGATGCTTTACGAGTATTCAGAAATGAAACTCAAAGACACTAGAAGAAAAGTATAATATGGCTAAAAGAAAAAAGACCCTTGCAGGAGCAAGTCTTGAGCTACACGAAATAGAACCATTAACCCGTAACCAAGTTAGAGCATTCGAATCAAATAAACATTTGATATTGCATGGCCTAGCCGGTACAGGAAAGACATTTATTTCGAGTTATCTTGCTTTTGACGATATGTCTAAAGGTAATTATGAAAAGCTAGTAATTATTCGTAGTGCTGTACCTACTCGTGATATTGGTTTTCTGCCAGGGAACGAGAAAGAGAAAAGCTCTGTTTATGAAGAGCCTTATAAGGATATTGCCAACGAATTATTCCAGCGCGGCGACGCTTACGGAATAATGAAGACAAAAAACCTAGTAGAGTTTATGACTACTTCGTATATCCGAGGAATTACCCTCAGAGATGCGGTTATTTTGATTGATGAATGTCAAAATATGTCTTTTCATGAGCTAGACTCAATTATTACTCGTATGGGCAGTAATTGTAGGGTTATCTTCTGTGGAGACTTCCGACAGGCAGATCTGAAGCAGAACGGTATGAAGGATTTCATGCAGATCCTCAAACGTATGGAGATGTTCGACTTTATCGACTTTGAAGTAGATGATATTGTGCGTTCAAACTTCGTTAAATCATATATCATCGCTAAAAATGAGCTAGAGCTATAATATGAAAGCAGTAGTTAGTAACAGAATTTACATGGAATGCACTCCTGAACTGCAGAAGCAGATCGACGAGGAGCTTACGTATGCGATTCCGACCCACAATCCACTTGATCCTCCCCAGATGATTAAGAATATGGGACTTATTCGCAACGGGTTGATTTCTATGCCCATAGGGCGTATGGATTTGATACCAGAGCACTATGAAATTATTGATAAACGCTTAGAGAGGCCAGTAGAATTTCCTGAGTTTAAGTTCGACTTACGAGCTAGTCAGAAAGCTGTATATGATGAAATCGAAGACAACGCTATAATTAACGCATGGGTCAGTTGGGGCAAGACTTTTACAGGTCTTGCAATAGCCGGTAAGTTGGGTCAAAAAACACTCATTGTTACCCACACTGTCCCATTGCGTAATCAGTGGGCAAAAGAAGTAGAGAAAGTCTATGGAATTAAGGCAGGGATCATAGGTAGTGGAAAGTTTGAACTTGATGCTCCTATCGTGATTGGCAATACACAGACTTTATACCGAAATATTGATAAGATTCGCAAAGAGTTTGGCACTATCATACTAGATGAAATGCACCATGTTAGTAGCCCGACCTTTTCTAAGATTCTCGATACAAATTATTGTCGATACAAGATAGGTCTATCAGGCACTATCGAGAGAAAAGACGGAAAGCACGTAGTTTTTAGAGATTACTTTGGTAGTAAGTTGTTTCAACCACCAAAAGAGAACTACATGACACCGACCGTGCATCTGGTACATTCTGAGATACGCTTTATGGATGGAGCTAAGATACCGTGGGCAAACAGAGTCTCTGCGCTATCAAATAATGAGGAATATAGGCATACTATATCAATGCTTGCAGCTGGATATGCCGCCAGAGGACATAAAGTCCTGGTGGTCAGCGATCGAGTCAGTTTCCTCAAAGCCTGCGCCGAGCTGACTGGTGAGAAAGCCGTTTGTGTTACAGGTGAGGTAGCACACGAGGACAGAGAGACACTCGTAAACGAAATTCTCTACGGGGACGCTAATGTTCTCTACGGAACGCAAGCAATTTTCTCAGAAGGTATATCTGTTGATACTCTGAGCTGCTTAATACTGGCAACCCCAGTAAACAACGAGCCCCTCCTTACACAGTTAGTAGGTCGGGTAATACGAAAGAAAGAAGGTAAGATTAGTCCAGTTGTTGTAGACATCCACCTTCGAGGCAAGACTGCACAGAGACAAGCCTCGAATAGGGTAGGATTTTACATGAAACAGGATTGGTCGATGAAGTACCTTTAAAAAAATAGTTCTTGACAACATACTTAAAAAGGAGTATAATACGTGTTCTTATTTAGCTGGGAGAAGGTTTTTGACGAGGCAGAGGGTAGCCCGCTTGAATGTTGCCGTATCATGGAAATGCTTATAGAAAAGCAAATACCAAAAAATAAATACGATCCAATATACAAGTACGCGACCAAATCCTTTAATGGCACGAGTTTCTTACTTCATGCAGATGTCATGGCGCTCAACGCTTATAAGTACAGCCACCGGGATGTGGCAATATATTACGCCCTCGCTGCGATTCGTAGCATGGCGGATTACATAGCAACACAACAAACCACACTAGATCTATACCATGTACCGGTTGATCTAGAACTAATCGAAGAAAACAGCCTACTTCGTATAGGTGATGGCGTAGTCCATTTTCTATATGAGGAAGTCACAACGGAGAATTTACACTAATGGCATTATCATTTAACAAGCAAACTGGCGGCGCACAAAAATCATCCATCTCTACTTTTCAGTACAAAGATGGCGACAATAAAATGCGTATCGTTGGTGACATCTTAGCTCGCTACGTCTACTGGATTGAAGGCGAGAACGGCAAGAACATTCCTTTGGAGTGTCTCTCATTCGATCGCAATGCCGAGCGATTCAATAACAAAGAACAGGATTGGGTTCGTGAATACTTCCCAGACCTAAAGTGTGGCTGGAGCTACGCTGTACAAGTAATCGACCCTACCGATGGTAAGGTTAAAGTAGCAAACCTCAAGAAGAAGCTGTGGGAGCAAGTAATTACTGCTGCAGAAGATCTGGGCGACCCTACTGATCACGCTACTGGCTGGGACGTATGTTTCAAGCGAGTAAAGACCGGC